ATCGCTGAGACAGCCAACGCGGCAGGTATCTTGATTAGATCCGGTTACGACCCGGCAAGCGTCACGAGCTTCCTACAGCTGCCAGTACAGCACACGGGAGCGGCACCGGTTACCCTGCGGGATGAAGCCAAAGCGTACGAGATGAAGTATGTACCGAACGCCGGCATGGTTGAAGCGGCACAGCGGGCGCTCGATTGGAAGGCTGAAGGCTTTGACGGCGGGACACGGGTAGGCTTGGCGCGTGCTAACCAGATTGTCAACGGTGAGCAACTTTCCGAAGACACGATACTGCGGATGTATTCTTTCTTCTCACGGCATGAGGTCGATAAGAAGGCTGAAGGGTTCAACGCTGGTGAAGACGGCTTTCCTTCACCGGGGCGTGTAGCCTGGGACTTGTGGGGCGGTGATGCCGGCTACCGCTGGTCTACATCCAAGCGGGACGCAATGCAACCAGACGGCAAGAGCCTTGACGGTGACCACGTATGCACTCCGGGGGTAGTGTATAAGAGCCACCCTTTTTACGGGTACGAGCTGGAGACCAGCTCAAGCGAGTAGACAGCGGGACGGGCAGGATATATGCCGCTAGTCAGAAGTATCGTAATGACCTGCTAGAGCGTGAAGGCGTAGCCATCAGCCGGATGCAACGCGCATACAAGGCCGCAACCAAGGCCAGCATCGATGAGCTTGAAGCGCTGGAAGGCCGCATCCAGGAGCGCATGGATAACGGCGAACCGCCAAGTGAAACCATACTTTGGATGCGCCAACGGATCATAGACAACATCGAGCAGCTGGGAAAGAACCTGAAAAAGTTCAGCATCGAGGGGGCAACGATAACCGCAGATGGGCAGCTACAAGCCGCTATCCTTGCTAATGAGGCAACGCCGCGCCTTGTGGAAGCGGCAGCGGGTAAAAAACCCGCCGGCGTTACCATTGGTACTTCATGGACAAGTCTACCTGACGAAAGCCTGCAGGCCTTTGTCGGGTTCGCAGGCGATGGTTCACCTCTGGCTGTCCTATTCGATGCCATCCCACAAGTAACCACCGATGCCATGCAGATGGCTTTGGTACAGGGCATCAGCCTTGGTGAAGGCCCGCGCACGGTAGCACGGCGGGTACGCAAAGCGGCAGACATTGGCAGGCAACGAGCAGAAACCATAGCCCGTACTGAGATGATACGAAGCGCCAGGGAAGCCCAGCGGCAACTGTATACGGAGAATGGTTCGGTTACGGGATACAGGCGGCAGGCTACGCAGGATGCTAGGGTATGCCTTGCTTGCTTGGCTCTCTCCGGCACACTGCAATCCACCGATACAATCATGCCTTCACATCCAAACTGTAGATGCGTGATGATACCGGAAACGCTTTCATGGGCTGAGATAACCGGGGATAGTAGCATCCCTGATACCCGCCCCAAGGTTGCAACCGGTGAAGAGATACTGAAGGGGCTAACCCCGCTTGAAGCCCAGCAGATACTCGGCACTGCCCGTTACAATCTTTACAGCGAAGGTCTACCGCTTAGTGACATGGCAACTGTGGTGCCTAACGCTGACTGGGGGCCTACCACTAGGGTATTGCCGCTTAGAGACCTAGAGGGTTACATTCCGGATCTAACGACCTACCTATGAAAAATGCACTGTGGGATAGTGGGTGTATGGACTTGCTGACATCTACCGTAGACGGTATCAAGAGCGACCGGTTAGGCTACGTCAAGGGCTACCTTGTGCGCTTTGGTGATACCAAGACCGCTGACCTTGAAGGTGACTACTTCACCGCTTCAACCGACTACGGTTTCCCGGTTGCCAAGGGGCAGCGAGTCCCTTTGAATGTGTACTACCATCACGGCATGGATGCCGCTGTCGGGAAGAAGAGCATCGGTACAGGCTACATCAAAATGGACGATACCGGGCTTTGGTACGAGGCTCAACTAGACATGGCGGACGAATACGGCAGCATGATTGCGAAACTCTGCAAGCAAGGCAAGATGGGCTTTTCATCTGGTGCCGCTGGTCATCTGGTAGAGCGGAAGAGTATGGGCGGTGCCGCTGAGATTACACGCTGGCCTATCGCTGAGGCATCGATTACCCCGACACCAGCCGAGTATCGCAACAGCGTCAAAACCTTGAAGGAGTACTACGGCATGGAGCCTATGATGGATATGGAAGAAGAGATGGTCATGGCTCCAATGCCTGAGCAAAGCGCCGCTGAGTATGCCGCTGAAATCTTCAAGGAAGCCGAAGGCGAGTTGATTCACGAAGGCCTAGAAGCCTACTGGGATGCGCTCTCCGGTGCTATGGAAGTGATCGAAAGTGCCGACATGGCTAACGCCTTGGTTGATGCTTTTGCAGAACGTGCAAAGGCTCTGTATGCCATGCACGGCAAAAAGTGTATTCACCCTGTATCTCTACGGGGTGTAGAACGTCGACTGCGGGATGCAGTCGGTCTTAGCCGGTCAGCTGCAAAGCGACTTGCTCCTGAGTGTTGGGATTCTCTGCGGGATGCAGACCAGCCAGAAGTAAAACCGGAACTCGTAGTACCGGAGGTCAAATCCTCCACTGACGCTGAGCGAGCAGACTTACTTGCACGCTTGGAGATTATGTCACTATGACAGTAGAACAACTCGAGTCGAAGAAACTCGGCAATATCGCAACGGCAAAAGAACTTGCCGCTTCCGGCGGTGACCTTGTACAGGCTAAGGCGCTCATGTCCGAAGTACAAGACATCGATGCACGCATTGAGATGATCAAGACAGCACACGAGTACGCGCCAGTAGTCGCACCAGCCGTCCAGCCATACGCAACCGGCGGAGTCACTAAGTCTGTCTTTTTGGGTACCCGTGAAGAGCAGAACCTCAAGGGCTACACGATGGGCAAGTTTGCCTTGGCTATTGCTGGTAACAAGTCAGCACAGGAATGGCTTAAATCCAACGGACACTTGAAGGCACAGAGCGAAGGCACTAACAACCTCGGCGGATTCCTTGTACCTGATCTCCTGTCTTCTGACTTGGTTTACTTGCGTGAGCAGTTCGGTATTGCTCGTGCAAACTGCCGCATCGTTCCAATGTCTTCAGATGTGCAGCTCGTTCCCAACGCCACGGCAAGCACAACGGTTTACTACCCGGGTGAAAATACCAGCATTACGGCTAGTGATATGACCTTTGCGCAGATTAGCCTTACAGCCAAGAAACTTGCAATCCTTACGCAGGTATCGAAGGAACTGAACGAGGATAGCGTAGTCGATATCGGCAACGCTCTTGCCCGTGACTTTGCCTACAACCTGGCACGTGAAGAAGACCGCGTTGTTTTCAGCTCCGCTCGTACCGGCACTGATGCATCTGGTCTGGTTGGTATCGGTCGTGCGCTTACCGACCTTGCAGGTGGTACCGCTGCTAACTACGGCAACATTGCATCTGCTGTTGTTGGTGCTGCTACTACCAACTCGACATGGACACCTTTCACCCTTGCTAACCTTCAGGCAATGGTTGCAAAGCTTCCAACGTATGCAGATACGCCAAAGTGGTATATGCATAAAAACTTCTTCTACACCGGCATTGCTGACAAGCTCGCCGCTCTGGGTGGAAACAACATCTCGGCAATCGAGAACGCATATGGCGTACAGCCGTTGTTGTATGGTTACCCAGTCGTGTTTGTTCAGAACATGATTGCATCCCCTGCTGCATCCAGCCCTGTGGCTTTCCTTGCTGACCTTAGCAAGGGTGTGGCATTCGGTGACCGTAGAGGTATCACCGTTGAGATTTCCGATCAGCCTTACTTCATCCAAGATTCTTGGGCGTTCAAGGCTACTGAGCGGTTCTCGGTCAATGCCTTTGATACAGGTAATTACAACACAGATGCTGCAAGCCGTGTTACCGGTTCGTTCATCGGTCTTATCTCTTCCGCTACATAAGCCTAGCGGTTTCTATCTCAAGCCCTCGGCAGACGTGCCGGGGGTTTTCTTTTGTGTCTACTGCGTTAGTGTTGGCATATGCCCTGTGTGGGATAGTGAAACCATGATGACACGAGCCGAAGCGATAGCGCAGGTATCACTTTTTGTGGATGCCCAGTCCTATCCGCAGATGTCCACAACCGAGATAGGGAGCATCCTAGATTCCTACTCACGGTTCACCACTTGGACGGCTAGCACCACCTATGCTGTCGGTGACCGTGTAGTACCTACAACGCCCAACGGCAGGGTTTACGAGTGCCGGGTGGCCGGTACGTCAGGTACGACACAACCGCTGTATCCGGTCTACTCCGCTTACCACGTTAGGGGCTACACCTTGGAAGACGGCACAGGAGACCCTACCCTGATGTG